TCCGCCACGCTCAATTTTAGCTTTGATATATTCAGAGCGTTTTTGTTGTTTTGCAATATAACTATCATAATCTATACGCGAGCCTCTATCATTATATTGACTAGTAAACGCATACACACGATAAGGCACTTGAATACGTGTACAGAATTGTGCAAGGCTGACAACCTGTTTCATGGTATCTTGCAATACATCATTCATCGAACCAGACCAGTCTACAAGCATAATCATACCATGATTCTTACCTTGTGGTAGAGTAGTCACTCGCTTGAACAAGTCATCTTTGATCTTGTATGCATACACTTTACGCATATCCAACGAACCGATCTTAGAAGTCTGAGCACGTTTGTAAAGTTGTGCAGACTTTTTCATCTCGAATTCTTTGACAAGATAATTTACAGTGCGCATAGTCTCGACTTTGAAGTTCTCAAAATCTTTGTTTTGGTTAGCATACCAGTTTGCGCGTTCCTCATCAGACCAGTTGCGTTGACGCCAACTACCATGTTCTTGATTTTCTTCATCAGTCCATTGCTCTGTAGATTTAGTTTCTTTCAAGATGGTTTTGTAGCCAACCACTGGAGATTCAAAGAAATCAGTATCAAATTTCCAGTAGTCATATTCAGTTGATTCATCGGCTAGATCTTCGAGTTTGTCTCGGAACACTCGCTCGGTTTTTGATTCCAAGTCAGTTTCATCAAGTGCTTTCTCGTCATTCTGTTTATTAGAACCACCTGATTTGAAAGGATTCAGATCAGAATCTTCATCTTCTTCTTGATCCCAATCCCCATCCATGTCAACATCAAAATCACTTTCGATTGGATCCAAATCATCTTCCTCATCATCCAAACCTTCTGCTTGCAGACGCTCTTTGCGTTCTTCAGCTTGTTGTTTGGAATAAGCATAGATGTCTTGTGCAAGTTGAATAACTTCCTGCACAGTTTCAGTGCGCTCGGCACGATTGACAAATTGTTTTTCTTCTGGTGTGAATTTAACACCACATTGGAAACCAACTTTGAAGTATAGATTGATTTTATCAATCAAAAGAATGTCGTCAAAATTCTGGACAGTCTTGACTCCAAAGAAGTCACGATCGTTGAGTTGCTTGTAACCATCGTTCATGCGTTTACGCAGACCTGGATACTTGCGTTTGATAAGTTTCTCGATACGAACATCCTCGATGATGTTCATGTAGCTCATGAGTTTACGATTTTCCTCGATGGGTTTGATATATTCTTCGGTGGTGTAAAGGGCATGACCCACTTCATGACCGATGAGCATATCTTCGATCTCGGGAGTCATTTCTTTCCACATCGGCAAAGTCAAAATGCGTGACTTGATGTCGAAAGATGCAGTGCGAGTTCTTGCACGAATCACTGAAAGATTTTCAGTTGCAAGAAGCCTTGCGGATAGATCAGTTGCTTTCATTTCCATTATTTATACTCCAAATGCTTCAGTCATTTCGTGCTCAGTCAAAGCACGTTCAACTTCTGCACGATTTGCCAAAGTAAAGGGGATCCCATTAGACGCAAAAACAAATTTTGGCAAATCTTCAAGTTGATATTTACGGCATAAGATAGCCAGTTCAAAGTCACTGAACTCTTCCCACATTGCAAAGTCCTTTTCAATTTTCATACCGTTAGTATACAACAAGTATGAATAAAAGGCAAGTATTGACAAAAATAACCCTCACTGGTTTGAGGTTATTAAGTAAGCACTTACTTACTTATGTAGAAATTATACTAAAATCATTGCGCTTTTCAAACTTAATAACAGACCTAAATTTATCAAACATCTGATCAGATTTATGACTAATGACAAATATATTAGTATGTTCACCAAACTGATTCATTAGATTTAAGAAATAATCTGTTCCAGATGTATCCAATGAAGAATCAAAAATCTCATCCAGGATTAATAAATTAGTATTTACTGAGTTCTTCATCTTGGCAATTTGACGCCAAGTAAATAGAATAGCAATATCGATTCTGAACTTCTCACCTTCCGAAAAACTTGCATAAGTAAATTCATCCCTGAATCTAGACTTAACAATTTCATTGAATGATTCATCTAATTCAAAGTGAATGTAAGCATCCATGGCATTAAGGTACTTATTAATTAGCTTATTCATGACAGGAAGATACTCACGAATAATCGCTGTTTTAATACCAGTATCTTTAAGAAGGATAGAAGAAACTTCTTGTAGATTTCTATGTTCGTGTAGTGTTGTTTTAACAGAAATCTTTTCAATTGCTGCTTTGGCCAACTCTTTTAATTTACGTTTTTCCTCGTCAATATTTGCCGTGTCCGCTTGATTATTTTCAATCTCTCGTTCAAGGTTAGAGATTTGTTTGTTAATGAGGGAAACAGCCGAGTTCTTTGTTGAGAGTTCAATGTTCTTTTCCGTAATCGTATTAAGGATAGTGTTAATGTTCGAAAGTCTCTCATTGAGAGACCCAAGAATTGTTTCGAGTTCACCAACCTTGTCATTTTGTTCAGACACTTTTGCGTTAAGACTGCTGACGATACTTTCCTTGTGCTCATGTGGGATACCTTGATCACAAGAGGGGCATACGTCATGTGTGTCAAAAAATTCTTTGTGCTGTTCATATGTTTCAATTTTGTTATGGAGTTTACTTCTAATTGACTCGGCTTTTTTGAGTTCTGACTCGACATCTTTTTTATCGCTAATTTGTGCTTTGAGTACCTCAATTTCTCCGATAAGGGTGTCCACTTCTGACTGAGTTCGCTCAACTTCGCCAGTGCTGTTAGCGATTTTCGTTTGGATAGATCGTATATTATCTGCTTTTGCTTCCGAGATAGTTTTAATAATAGCATTTTGTGCTTCGACTTTAGTCTTTGCATTCGCAATCTCGTTTTCAATTTGCTGAATTTCTGCTTTAGTATCACTCACTTTCTCCTTCAATAACTGATTCATTGTAGAGAAAATACGAATATCAAGAATGTCCTCAATAACTTCCCTACGTTGAAGCGATGGCAACTGCATAAATGGCACAAATGATGCAGACCCAAGAATAACAACTTGCGTAAATGTTTTATAGTTTAGTTTTAGAATTTGTTGTTCAAGAACTTTTTGGTAGTCACGGGATGCAGCATCTTGATTCAACAACTCACCGTCCTGGTAAATCTCAAAAATGTTTGGTTTGATGCCACGCTTAATTACGTATTCCCTACCATTAATATCAAACTCAATCTCAACAAGACATTTCTTTTGATTGATTGAGTTTACAAGCTGACCCTTATTGATATTGCGAAAGGGTTTACCAAAAAGTGAAAAGCACAATGCATCTAAGATCGTGCTTTTACCCTCGCCATTTTTACCAATAATAAGAGTAGTTGGAGATTTATCTAATAAAACTTTATTGGGCGAATTACCTGTAGATAGAAAATTCGACCAAGTCACTGATTTAAATTTGATCATACTTCTTGGTTAACTGCCTCTGTATAAAGAGATCTCATAAAGGTTTTAACTTGTTCTTTATCGACATCGGTTTCAATTGAATCAATATAATGAGAAAGAACTGATAGTGTGTCTTCTAAATTGATTTCTTCACCAATATCACCTTCTTCAAATTCAGAAAGGTCTTCAATAATTTTGATCTCATGACATCCTTTATTATACAACTTCTGTATGAATTTGTCAAATTTATAAAAATCAGTTTTATTTACAATAACCAGTTTTACATATTTTTGATTTAAGTCTAAAGTATCTAGATCAATTGGGTCTTGGGTTTTATCATCGTATTCGATTCTTGAGAACATTGTATAACTATTTTCAATGAATTCAAGTCCTCGTGTGTCCAGATCGAACAGATGGAATCCTCGGGGATCATTATAGTCTTGCCAAGTAAGTTCGTAGGGGTTTCCCAGATAATGTATATGACCATCATTTGAGCGATGATGATAATGACCAGAAAATACAAGATCGAACTTTTGAAAAGTTTCTTTAGAAAGTCCTTCATGGGATTCCATACCTCTATACATCGCAAAGCCAGAAATCTCAAAATGTCCCATACAAAGTTCAGCTTTGGTATTCTTCATATGGTCAAGACTTTCCTGATAGTTTTCAGGACAAATCCAAGGCATCATGCAAATATCTACACCAGCAAGTGTAATATCTGTGGGTGAATCAATTACATTAATATTAGTGTATTCTCTTAAAAGAAGATCTGGAGAATTTACATCGTTGGTGTTTTTATAGTAAGTGTCGTGATTACCAGCCAACATATGAACAGCAATACCAAGGTTGGCCAGTTTATCAAAGAACATTTCTTTTGCTCTTTGGAGCGCATAAAAGTTGACGTATTTACGGCGATCAAAAGTATCACCAAGAATAAGCACGGTAGTAATACCATACTCAGCAAGTTTAGGAAAGAATACATCATTATAAAATTTATGAAAGAAGTCTAAGAAAGCAATACTATCATTGCGAGCACCAAAGTGAATGTCGGTTATAATCGCTACTTTCATTCTTTATCACCCTCAATAAAATCATCTAAGTCAATTTTATTCTTTTTCTTTTTACGTTTCTTTTCTTCAAAAGTGGTCACTTCGTCAAAATTACGATTCTGTTGAACAAATTGCATGTAAGCATTATGAAACTCTCGCTCGTCATCATCTTGAACTTCGAATGAGTCAAAAGACATATCCATAATTAACTTACCTTTAATGTATGATTGTTTCTTTTCTTTGGCTATGCGACGTAAAAATGCATAGTAAATAATCTGCGTAAAGTATGCAAAAGGATTTTGAGATTTATCAGGATTAAAATTGTCCAGATATTGAATACAATTTTCAACCCCATCAAGAATCATATCATCCCGATAGGAATAGTTTATAAAATTGGGTTTATAAGAAAGATGGGTTGCTATCTTTAAGATACATTCGCCAATATAATTACTAACTCTTGGTTTTTCTGCACCATTTTCTTTTGCGTCTTTACATTTTTCTCGATGGTCAATAAGTGCCTCAAGAAAATCTTTGTTGTTTACATAGTGTGCCATTAATATATTTCCTCTTTCTAATTAGAGGCTATGTTATGTATTATACAACACCCCAAACAAAAAGACAAGTTTATTTTAAATTACAAAATAAATTTGATTTTTTACTTGACTTGGGGCATAATTCACGGTGTCTAGGGATGATTAGAATAGATTAGTTAATAGTATCATTTCCAGGCACTAAACGCTTTAGCTTTTCTGTTATACTTTCTTCGTCTGATTCAAGAATATCTTTTAATTTTTTAATAATAAGTTTAGATTTTTGTGTGGGTGTATCATCTTCCCATGACAATTTATTATCTTCTTCATTTGGTATAAAGAAAGTAGATTGTTCATGTTCGTCCACAATCTTTTTATAATGTGGTATAAAAATATGATGCATCTTTTTTATAAATGTAATATTTTTCTTAGAAATTATAAAATCATGTTCATCTGTAAACATGCATAGTGGTTGGGCAGTAAGAGATTCTCTACCTTCTTCAAAATTAATAATAGATCTCATAATCATCGGATATTCTATTAATATATTTTCTTCGTCTTCCTGACGAAGAACAGCCATCACATTTTCACCAGATGTGAGTTTAAAAATTACATAGAGGTCATTGTCATTTAACATAGATCTACCTCCA